GGTCACACTCCAAGCCAACATCATGCAAGAGATTAAGGCTCTCAGAGAGGATATGGCAAAACAGCATAACCTCGAGAGACAAAAGATTGACGACTTGAATAAATGGCGTTGGATTGTTGTTGGTGCAGCAGGCCTAGTTGCCTGGGTAGTATCAACATTTACAAAAAGTTTCTTGGGTCGATAGTTATTAATGTTTATACCAGGTCAAGTTAATAGAACTCCTGCAGTACGTCTAAGGAGTAAATACGTGGTTGAATCTGTTAGTAACATCCGTAATGATATGCCATTAGTTAGGCAAGATGTTGCCCTAACTTCTGTAAGCTTGATCTCGAATAATTCAAGACTGCTACCTACGCCTGATAGTAGTTTACTTTCAACTAGTCCACAAGAAATACAAAGACAACTTGAGGCTTGGGAAAAGGCAAAAGACCGGATTCATATAGTTGTATGAGATTCAAGCAATTCCTAGAAAACTTCATGGACGGCAGGAACCCTCAAGATAAGGGTGATATGGCTCGCCATGGTTTGAAGGGTAAATCAATTGCTCAACTAAAGAAAGTTAGATCATCTAGTACAGCATCTCCAAGGAAAAAACAGCTTGCACATTGGTTCATCAATATGCATAGCAAAAGGAAATAGTTGACCTTTTAGCACCCTCTCTGTATAATCAGCGTGTCGCCATTCTGATTAGGGTTATAAGATGCTTTGGATTGATATTAAGTACGCTAACCTTGCCTCGAGCAAGTTCCCCCGGTATAAAGTAAAAAAGCAGAAGCCGTTCCAGGCTAACTTCCGCTGTGTGTACTGCGGCGACTCTAAGAACAATAAATATAAGACCAGAGGTTATCTCTTAGAGAATACTAAGGGGTATGTGGTATATCATTGCCATAACTGTGGTACGTCTACGAGCTTCGACAGTGCTCTTAAATTTGTCGACCCAGTATTACATAAGGAATATGTTCTCGAGAAATATAAGGAGAGGGCAACGCAAACCGTTACCTCTACTGTTTCTGCGAATGTGTTCCAGCCGGATATGTCTAAGTTTGCTAAGAGGAGATTCGAGAAGTTTGAGCCATTGAAAGAGCTAAAGAAGGTCTCCCAGCTACAACCAGATCACATCGCCAAGAAGTATGTGGTTAGTAGACAGATCCCTTCCAATAAGCACTATATGCTTTACTACTGTCCTAAGTTCAAAGAGTTTACCAATAAGTTAATTCCTGGTAAGTTTGAGAACACTGACCATGATAGTGGTAGACTTTTGATACCATTAATTGACCGAGAAGGTACAATATTTGGATATCAGGGTAGAGCATTGAACAATGATAAGATTAGATACATAACTATCGTTTTGGATGAAAGTAAGCCAAGAGTATTTGGACTAGATACTCTTAATATCAACCAAGATGTAATTGTTGTAGAAGGTCCTATTGATTCGCTCTTCTTGCCCAATGCTATTGCTATGGCTGGCGGTGACAATGGAGATGTTGAGAAGTTAGGATTGGATAGCAAACTTATTTTCTGCTTTGATAATGAACCACGTAATGTGGATACTGTCAAGCGTATGAAAAAGATGATAGATAAAGGATACAGAGTAACTTTTTGGCCAGGTACCATTCAACATAAAGATGTTAATGATATGGTGTTAAATGGGTTGAGCCAAGAGGAGATTTCTGGTATAGTATACCGAAATGCCAAAAAGGGCATGGAAGCCTTATTAGAATTACAAAAATGGAAGAAAGTACAATGAGTGAACCAAAAGTATGGACTACAAAAGTAGTCGAAGATGAAGAAACGGGTGAACTAGTTATTTTGTTTCCACCAGACCTTATGGAAAGTGTTGGTTGGAAAGAGGGTGATCATTTAGCATGGGTTATATCAGATGATGGTAAACAATGCTCTATTATTAAACTACAATCACCCGAGGCCTGAAATGAAATATCTAGATATCAATATTGACCTATCGCGAGACGAGTTGTTTGATGATCACGGCATGAAGAGAATGAAAGATTCTTATATGCGTGATGATGAGACATCTCCCCAGCACCGTTTTGCTTTTGTATCTAAAGCATTTGGTACAGATGAGAAGCATGCCCAGAGGCTATATGATTACTCCTCTAAGCATTGGCTTTCTTACTCTACACCTATTCTTTCTTATGGCAGAACAACTAAGGGATTGCCTATCTCTTGTTTTCTCAACTATATGGATGATTCTTCCCAAGGTCTAGTAGACACTCTTTCAGAAACTAATTGGCTATCCATGCTTGGTGGCGGTGTTGGTATTGGTCTAGGTATTAGATCATCGGATGAGAAATCTACTGGCATTATGCCCCACCTAAAGATCTATGATGCTTCTTGCTTGGCTTATCGTCAAGGTAGAACTCGCCGAGGCTCATATGCTGCCTATCTAGATATTAGCCATCCAGACATCATTTCATTCTTAGAGATGAGAAAGCCAACTGGTGATCAGAATATTCGTTGCATGAATCTTCATCATGGTATCAATGTTCCTGATAAGTTTATGCAGCTTGTTGAAAAGTGTATGACAGACCCTAAGGCTGATGACACATGGGAACTTGTTGACCCAGCATCTGGTGAAGTAAAGGAGAAGGTTTCGGCAAGAGAACTTTGGCAGAAGATTCTCGAACTAAGAATGATGACTGGTGAACCATACCTTCACTTCGTTGATACATCTAATAAGTATCTACCGCAGTGGCTAAAGGATAAGGGCTTGTCGGTCAAGCAATCTAACCTTTGCTCTGAGATTATTCTACCAACAGATAAGAAGAGGACTGCTGTTTGCTGTCTATCTTCTGTTAACCTAGAGTACTACGATGAGTGGAAGGATGACAAGAGGTTCCTACGTGATGTTGCTGAGATGTTGGATAATGTCCTTCAACACTTCATCGACAATGCACCTAAGCCAGTTCATCGTGCTGTATATTCTGCCACTCGTGAAAGATCTATTGGCGTTGGTGCGCTAGGCTTCCATGCCTATCTCCAAAAAAATATGTTAGCATTTGAGTCTGCAATGGCTAAGTCAGCTAACATGAGAATGTTCAAAAATATTAGAGAGAAGTTAAATGAAGCCAACAAGCAGCTTGGAAAGGAAAGAGGAGAGGCACCAGATGCCGCGGGCACAGGTCTACGCTTTAGTCACCTTATGGCTGTTGCTCCTAATGCTTCTAGTAGCATCATTATGGGTAATACCAGCCCTTCAATTGAGCCCTATAGAGCCAATGGATTTAGACAGGACACCCTATCAGGTGCATACTTCTATAAGAATAAGTATCTGAATAATTTACTAAAGACGAAGGTTAAGGAAGAAGACCTTGCAGATATCTGGTCTTCAATTATTGCTAATGATGGTTCCGTTCAACATTTAGATATCCTCGAGGAGTATGAGAGAGATGTATTTAAAACCTCAATGGAAATTGACCAGCGTTGGATTATTGAGCATGCAGCTGATCGCCAGCAATTCATTGACCAGGGTCAGTCAGTTAATTTATTCTTTAGACCAAATGTTAATATCAAGTACCTTCATGCTGTACACTTTATGGCATGGAAGCACGAACTAAAGACTCTTTACTATTGCCGTTCTGAGAAGATTGGTAAGGCTGATAAGGTTGCCAGGAAGATTGAGCGAGAGATCATTCAGGAGATTGATATCAAGGCTCTAACAGAAGGCAATGAATGCCTAGCCTGTGAAGGCTGATATGAAATCTGAAATAAGAAACGACTTTATTGGTGTCTTCAATAATGCTTATACACAGAAGCAATGTGATGATTACATTCGCTTCTTTAAGAATGCTGAGAAGGCTGGTATGGTTGTCAATAGACAATCAAGTGAGAATGTTTCGCCATTCAATAAGGATGACTTATCCACAACTGCTAATGGTACACACATTACCCAGTTCATATTAGATAAGCATCCCGAACTGGCTGAAGTGTATATGCACTCAAATGAATTCAGCAAGGTATTAATGGAGCAGGCTCTGAAGGAATACTGTAGAGCCTATCCGGGTCTAGCTGGATTTCCTGATGCAGAAAAGAAACTTTCTATACAAGATTCAAAGGTTCAGAAAACAATTCCTGGTCAAGGTTATCATGTTTGGCACCACGAGCATGGTACAGGTGGCAGAGCCCACAGACGTTTGCTAGCCTTTTCGCTCTATCTGAATACTGTTGATGAGGGTGGGGAAACAGAGTTCCTTTACCAGAGGGTGAGGTTTAAACCAATTGCAGGTCAATTATTAATTTGGCCAGCCTACTTCACCCACGCTCACAGGGGCAACCAACCGCTGAGTGGTGAGAAGTATATTGTTACTGGATGGATTGAGAAATAATAGCTAAATACATCTCCCAGCCCTACATACAAGAGAAATAAAATGACAACAAAACAAGACCTAATTCTTACAGACGAAAGAAGCTACTTTAAGCCATTCAACTACCCATGGGCCTACGAGGCTTGGTTGAAGCATGAGCAGAGCCATTGGCTCCACACCGAAGTGCCAATGCTTGAAGATACAAAGGATTGGAAGCAGAAGCTTTCTGATAATGAGAAGAGCTTTCTAACTCAAATCTTTAGATTCTTTACGCAGGGCGATATTGATGTTGCCGGTGGTTATATTAAGACTTACCTTCCATTCTTTCCCCAACCAGAGATTAGAATGATGCTTGCTGGCTTTGCTGCTCGTGAAGCATTGCACGTTGCTGCCTATTCTCATTTGATTGAAACATTAGGCATGCCGGAAGATACATACAATCAGTTCCTTGAATATCAAGCGATGAAGGATAAGCATGACTATCTAGCAAAGTTTACAAAGAGTGATAAGAAGAGAATTGCACAGAACATTGCTGCATTCTCTGCCTTCACTGAAGGTATGCAATTGTTTAGTTCGTTCATTATGCTACTTAATTTCCCACGCCATGGCAAGATGAAGGGAATGGGCCAGATCATTACTTGGAGTATTGTTGATGAGACTCAACATGCCGAAGCAATGATTAAGTTGTTCCGAACCTATATCGAAGAGAATAGGGAGTTGTGGAATGATGAACTCAAATCTGAAATTTATACTATTGCAACTAAGATGGTGGAACTCGAAGATCAATTTATTGATTTGGCGTTCGAAGGGGGAGAGATGGAAAATCTTACTTCGGAAGACGTCAAGAAATATATCCGGTACATCGCTGATCGCCGTCTCATATCGCTTGGGATGAAGGGCATCTTTAAGGTAAAGAAGAATCCATTACTATGGGTTGAGGAGATGATTAATGCTCCTACCCATACCAACTTCTTCGAAAATAGAGCAACAGATTATGCTAAGGGTGCCTTGAGCGGCTCATGGGAAGATGTCTGGGCAAATTAATGTCTTTGATAATTACCTACCAGAGGCTATAGCTGAAAGGATTTCAAATATAGTCTTTGGTACTGGTAATTTAACAAATCAAACTTGTGATGTTAATGGTTCAATACCATTCCTGATCAAAATTGACAAGACAAGCCCAGGAATGATTAGTTTTGCTTCTATGGTATATACAAACCAAATGCAGTATAACGAGCAAGATCCTAGCATGAGAGTGAAGAAGGCACTGCACGATATATCTACCAAGTTCTTATTGTCTAATAAGATGCTAGATGGTTTTAAACCGTTACATGGTAGAATGTACTTGCAAGTACCAATGCCAATAGATGAAAAGCACAAAAAGCCTCATGTGAACTTACTAGGTAAACATTGGGTTGTTTTGTATTACATTAATGATGCAGATGGAACTACAGCATTCTACAATCCTGATGGAACACTTCGAACAGAGGTGGAACCAAAAAGAAATAGACTTGTAATATTTGATGGTACAATCAAACATAGTGTTGGCATACCAAAGTTATCATCTAGAGCTGTATTAACATACGATATGATACCGGGGTAAGTAGTTTGGGATCTATAATAGTTAGAGGCCACAAAATAAAAGGTGAAAAGGTCATAGGTGGGGATAGCATGGAATTAGATAGAACAAACCACAAAGCTTTTGGCGAGACAGGTAAGATTCGTCATGCATATATCATCTATATCGATAGACCTGAATCCATTGAGTATGCAAATGAATGTGCTAGGTCATGCGAGCAGTATGGGCTGCCCTACACATTATGGAAAGGTGTTGAAAATGCTGGAACCTGCAATCTCGATGAAGAGACAGGATTTCATTGGGTTACAGTAAACAATGAAATGGGATGCACTGCTAGCCACCTCAAACTTTGGAGAGTAATAGCCGAACAACCACACGCATGTTGTGTGTTCGAGCATGATGCTATTTTGAAGGATAAACTCTACGATACAGAGATACCAGATAACAAGTTAGTGATGCTTGGGTATAGAGTCAACAAGGCAGAAGACTACGAGCGTCCAGCCGACTCCATCAAATTCATGGATATCAATAAGTTTGAAGGTACCCATGCTTATGCCATCACACCTGCAATGGCTAGATACATGATTGATAGAATGCAAGGATACTACACAACGGAGTTTGGTGGGGTCAATACTACAATTGATGGCATTCTTTCTATCCATGATAGTTTTGGTATTGCTAGATGTGTAATGGACCCTCCGCCAGTGGTATGTGTAGTGGGTGATAGGATATCAACTATCCAAGGTCGGCCAGCTGCCTATAATGCTAGTGTGTCCCCTGGCTTTATGAAAGGACTAAAGGCTGAGCCTCTAAGAATTACTGCTAGCTGACATATAAATATACCCAAGAGGTATATTATGTGGCTATATGATGGCAAAGAACTTACGGATGAAGATATAAAGGGCTACTATGGCTTCATCTACGAGATTGAGTGTTTAGTTAATAGCAAGCTCTATCTAGGCCGTAAGTACTTTACAAAGGCTGGCACCAAGCAAGTTAAAGGTAAAAAGCGAAAGACACGTAAGGAGTCTGATTGGAAAGACTATTATGGGTCGTCCCCTCGTTTGTTAGAAGACATCGAGAAGCTTGGTAAAGATAAATTTGTTAGAAGAATTGTTCGCCTATGTAAGACTCGAGGCGAAACCAACTATTGGGAAGCCAAGTTGCAGTTTGCCAACCAAGTGCTAGAGTCTGACAAATACTATAACGATAACATCCTAGTGAAATTCACAAGAAGGAATATTGGATTATGAAAGTAGGATTCACTTGTTCAACATTTGATCTGTTTCACGCTGGCCATGTCATTATGTTGAAGGAAGCAAAGACTCAGTGTGATTACTTAATTGTTGGTCTACAGACAGACCCAACAATTGATAGAAAAGAAAAGAATGAGCCAGTGCAGAGTATCTTTGAGAGATATGTTCAACTACAGGCCTGCAAGTATGTTGATGAGGTTGTTGTCTATGCAACAGAAAAGGATTTGGTAGACATCCTTCTTGCATATCCAATCAATGTTCGTATTCTGGGTAACGAATATGAGCATAGAGAGTTTACAGGCCGAAACGAATGTATTGAAAGAGGGATTAAGTTCTACTTTAACAAACGAGAACATACATTCTCAACTACCGAATTACGGCAGAGAGTTGTAGATGCAGAAGTTGATAAAACACTACGGCAAGCTGGGATCGATGTAACTCCTTGATTATATTAGGAATTTAGTTGTTGACCTATTGACCAAATGTGCGTATAGTGGACAGTATGTTAGTATACACTCGTGCTCGCTTCAAGCCTAAAAAGAAGCGCAAGGTTCGTGGCGTTATCGCTACTAAGTATGATGCCAAGAAGTATATGGATAGCAAGTCTGTATATGCTCCTCGGGATCGTCGACCGCCTCGAGCTGAAAGCGAGGTTGTCATGCAGGCCAAGTCGCTAGTAACAACCGCGTGCTTTACCGCTCGACAGTCAATGACTGATGCAGCTTCCTTGGCTAAAGAACCCCAGCACGTTCAGGATGAAATCATTGCTAAGAGTAAGCGAATTGCTATTGCTTATAACAAGGGTGCTTATCAGTATGTTACTGACGAAACAGATCCTAAGACAATTGGTAGTGGAGAGAGGCTAAGACGCGGTGGCTAATGTTCTTGTAGTATTCACACCTAGGTCTGGCAGCACTATTGTAAGCGATCTACTCGCCTATAAGTATAATGCTCTGAACTTGGATGAGATGCTTGACACTACAATAAGAAGTGTGCTATATGACAAGATACCTGAAGATATTAAAGTTATTCTAAGGGAACGGTCATTACTAGATCCGCAGCCAAATCCAACTTCTAAGAAAGAAAGGGACTCGTATTTTTATGACACATTCAACCTATACAACAAAAGGTTTGAATTTGTAAAAGAAATAACGCAAAAATATCCTATAGTAGTAAAATACTATCCGACAGCAATGCTACCTGGAATTGGAATTGTAGAGTGGGCTATAGAAAACAATTTTGAGCTGTATTTTGTAAGTAGAAGAAATTTCAAGAAACAACTATATAGTACCCTGCTTGCAGAAGTAAAGACTAATTTTTATAGAAAAGCTAAGAAAGCAGGAAGACTTGAAATTCCAGAGATCAATGGTTTCCTCAATACAAGGGGTAGTTTGAATGTTTCATTCCCCCCTGTAAATGTTCCTCCTGAGCAGGTAATAGAACAAATTGTAAAACTTACTGTTATCAATAATATGTGGAAGGCATATGTTAATGCTTATGGCAAGTATGGTAAGGTAATGTACTATGAGGACACTATTGTTA